TTATTCTCTTGTGGCATTTGCTTTGTTCTTTCCGATTTCGAGATACAATATCATCTCTTGTGGCATTTGCTTTTTTATCATCTCCCCCATTTCTTCTATTGTGATCAGATCCATGAGTTCCATCATCTTCTTGTTTAATTTTTCCGGTATTCCTAACGCTACCGCTCTCGGATAGATCATCACAAGGCACTTCATCGGATATCTGTCTGACATCCAGTTATACGGATCATGAACACCTCCATTTAATACTTGTAGTGTTCGCTGATATATTTCTCCGATCAATTCCACTTTTTCCCTTGTATACATAGCCATTCACCTCACTTTGTCCAGTTTTCTTTCATTTCAATCACATCTTTCATTACCGTTTCCGGTACGTCTTTCATTTTTTTTAATTCTTCCTCTGTGTATCCCATTTTGCTAAGTTCTCTTGCTATCATTACCGGTGTTACTTCTTCTGGCTTTGTATTTTCGTTTTCTTTCTTCAGTTCCTCCAGTGCTGCATTCAGAGCCTTTCCGAAAACTTCTCTTGAATCTTCTTTCATTTCTTCCTGTTTAGGAACATATACAACTATAGTTTTTGTTTCTTTATCATAGCTTCCTGACTTTGTCTTACAGTCTGCATAGTTCTCTTTGTATTCACTGTATTTCATTTCTACTTCTTCACAGTTTTCTGCTTTTTCTTCGTTCATTTTCTTTTTATAGCATTCTGGGCAGAGTCCGCTTTTTCCGAAATATTTAATCTTTCTTTCACGTTCTTCTGCTTTTCCGTAAATCTGTATCTCTTCTGTATGTCCACAGCTAAACGTTACATCGTACTTCATTTCTTGCTCTCCTTTCTGTCCTCTCTGTAATTATAATATAAACCAATTCAGTGTATATGTCAATAGTTTTTCACCATTTTAGTGTATTTTTAAAAAAGTGAATGTGGAATCACAACCTTTCAGATTACAAGCAGTACATAATATAATACGTGTTGCCATTATCTTCGACAATTCCCCAGTCTGGAATTGCTATCTTTTCCTCTAGCATTTTTCTATACTTTTCTTGCTCTTCTTCGTCAACTCCCCATTCTTCCATGTAATCATCGAAGTGTCTTTCAAAGTCTTCTCCTTCGAATACTACAGTGCCTCTTTTAAGTTCTTCTTCCGCTTTTCTTTTTGAATATCCATTTTTCATTAATACTTCGATATCAGTCATCTTTTTTCCTCCTCTCAGAATCTCGGCTACAACTAGCCGTTCTACATAGTCGGGGCATTTGCTAAGCCCCTTCTCCCAATTTTCGAGACTCCTGTACGGAATCCCGAGTTTCCGGGACACGTCCTTTCTGGACATCCCCCGTGCCTTGCGAGCTTCTTCAATATTCATCGCTTCGCTCTCCTTTCTTTCCTCTCTGCAATTATAATATACACTAAATTGGTGTATATGTCAATAGTTTTTCACTAATTTAGTGTGTTTTAGAGCAAAAAAATAAGGCCGGAGAAACCTCCGACCTTGTTAATCATTTCAGAACAACTGGAATCTGTCAACTTTCTTCCCAAAGCTTCCGGCATATCCATCCTGTCCACCGCCTGTCTCATTATTGTACTGCCAGTCATAGTAGTTGCCGTTCACGGGACTGACTCTGTACTGTGCTTTCTGACTGCTGCCATCCGGGGCAATATAGATCACCTCGATAGCATCAATCGGCTTACCGTTTCCGGCATATCCATTTACCGGATCAGCCCAGTTGAACCCGGTCACATATGGCAGGCCCCTTTCCCCCCCAGTACATGAACACGGTATTTGACTTTTCCCACGTTACACATTATGGCAACGTCTGTGATCGCCTTGCCCCTGACTCCTGCATAGTCTGCAAGATTCTTTACGGATGGATACGTTTTTCCCCCGGCTTTCACGCAGTAGGTAAATACTACTGCCGCATTATAGTGTCCTCCTGATGGTTTGGCAGTCTCTTTCGGAACAGAAGCTGTTCCCTGTCCGTAATCAATATCACAGAGCTTCAGAAGATGCGTGAATCCATTCTGTGACAGATTGGCGATCCGCACACCGTAAGCTGATCCATCAGCAGCAATGTACTGATCATTTCCGAGATAGATTCCAATATGCCCATTCATCCATACTGCCCAGCCGATATGTGCATCAGATCTTTTGCTGATCGGGATCACCTCAACTGCTGTACTCCTGTACTGTCCTGATCCCCGGACAATGCCGGTATACCAGCTGATCAGACCGGAACAGTCTACGCATACCTTTCCGGCTTTCTTATCATCTGATTTCCATACACAATTAGATCCATACACTTTCCTGAGTGCCTGGATCTTTGTCAGGCTCATCACCGTACCCTTTGCCCCATATACATAGGGTGTTCCGATCTTACTTTTTGCAAATGCGATTAATCCTGCTGCTGTCTTACTCATATTTTTCTCCCTTCCTGCACCGGTGCAAACTTAGTTCTTCTTATATTTATTGCGATTCCACATTTCCGTGACACGTTCCCAACCGCCAGTGCTTACCAGATAGACAATAAATGCGGCAATAAATGATGCGAAAATGTAATACCACTCAATTACTACTGTATAATATGTGCATAGTACGATCACTGACACGGGTGTCAAGATCAGTGCTGTAGCCAGTGCGACTGCATTGGTCTGTACTTTTTTAAGTCCGGGCATTTCCTTAATAACCTGCACAATCACGCTGACCATGAAAGCCAGTACCCCAATTCCTGCCAGTATGTAACTCATATACTGCATTAATGTTTCAATGTTCATAGTTGCTCTCCTTTATTTCAATCCAAATTTCATTGCTACTGCACCAAGAACAAGACCGAGGACAGTCGTAAGAACGTATTTTACAGCTGTCCTCCACATATCTCCGTCACGACTCTCCAATGTTTCCAAGCGTTTCCCTTGCTGCTTCTGCTCGCTTACCATAAGTTCTATACTCTGTGCGAGCTTTTCGACGGAAACGGTAAGTGAATTAATCTGCTGCGTAATCTTCTCCAATACTTCAATCCGCTTGTTCTGACGATGGTTCTCGTCTTCAATCCTCTTCTTAAACTCTTCATGCTCTGCCCTTGTAATTACATCATCCATCTTTCTCACCTCTTTTGCATTTAAAGCCAAAATCATCCGATTGCGAACACCGGGCGAATCCCGTAAGTGCTTGTAGCCATATCACTGCTGTGCATCAGATGTCTGCTTATTATTGTTGTCAGCACAAATATATGTTCCATGTACCATTACTTCGTTCATGAGATCTACAGATGTTGCTATCCAACTTCCGTCGGAAAACATCCTATGTGATATCAGCATATCTTTAAATGTGTCCGGCAGTGCGTCAGCTATTTGATTTAATTTTGTGGATTTCATTGCTGAACTCCTGTAGCCGCCTGATGTGCTGTTTCCGGTATTCATCTGTCCGCTCCCTAATATAGTATCTGGAACGATTAATATATGGGGTTTTTGTACTTTTTCTGATTCCGGATAACCTACATTTCGCCAATAATTTATGTCTGCTATCCTGTATTTGGTTCCGTTTATCTCCCAGTAGTCGCCGACGTATAGATCCCGAAAGCTGCCATCCCGGATGACTTCCAGCTGTTCTGCCGTGATCGACTCGCCCAAGGATTTTCCCCGGAAGATGTTCCGGTGCATTTCTGGGGAAAATCCAGCCATAAATACGCTGACTGCCTGTTCTACCATCTCAGCGGTAGCCGCAAACTTTCCGGCATCTGCATCGTCCCGGACTGACTGGGCAATCTGCTGTGTCTCGTCCACCTTGTCAAGAATCTGCTGCCATACAGTCGGCTCAGGATCTGATGGAGTGCCACCGCTTAAGGTTGCTGGTACAGAAAAACTCTTGATATCAGTCGTGATAACCGTATCGCCCAGTGTACCGGATACGGATACCCCGACCCGTCCCGGTACGGCAAGAGCTTCTGCTGGCACGATACAGGTATCATCTTTCAGAAGTTTCGGATGATTTTCCCCATCCGCTCCCCGGAAGAAAGCAGTCTTTACGGTTCCATCCCATTCCTCTGAAAAGCTGAACTCTGCCCGTAAATACTCCCTCGTCCCCTCTGCTGTCTCAGGCGGCTCTATCTTGAGCCGCTGATTTACTACTTTGATTTTCATGCTTTTTCCTCATCCTCTTTTACAAGCTCCGTCATACCGGAATCCTCCAGGATCTCTTTTACCTTGTCCTTTAAGAGCCGTGGAACCTGTCCATACGTCTTCTTTCCTAAGATAATCTGCTGTGCCCATAACATTGCCATCATTTCTTTACCTCCTGCATTTTGCATTAATATGAATATATTGGTTAATAGAGCTACCATTTTACTGATACACCTCTTCAGACATTTCCAAGATGCATCCTTTCAACATCTCCACCTGTTCTTTTAAACCTGCATTTTCCTGAATCAGTGCGTCCATCTTTTCTGCCACTGTCTCTCCCGGCTTTGACAGGATGATGCCTGTGATACCGGCTGTGTACTTGATAATCCCTTCAAGAGCCGTGTATCCCTCGTACTCTCCAACTGTCTGACTACGCTCAGAAATGACCATCTTCCGAGTCTTCAATTTATCCGTAAACATCCCCCGGAGATTCTCTTCTGTGTCAGCCACGGTCTTGATCAGCAGTGTGCCATCCCCTTGGATGGATGCTGACTGGATCTGCAGGTCTGTTCCGTCGTTATATGTAAGCTTCATGTCACCACCTCCTAATTTGCCGCAATCCATATGCCGTGGAATTTATAAAAAGCTCTCGTTGCAGGTGTTGAAAAGTAGATCATTCCATTGACGTCAACGTATGCCATTACAGCACACACATTCTCCCAATTCTGTCCACATCCAACACACTGGATGTGTGTCAGTACCGCAGGTCTAAGATCTGTAGCGATAGCTGCGGAAGTAATAGCATACAGTTTATTTGCGAGGAGCGTTGTCCCACTTTTGGGATCAAGAGATACGTTAAAATGTACCTCACGACCTACTTTATATGCAGAAAAAGCAGAGACGTTATAAAACGATTGGAGATGCATATCAGCCTGTTTATACGATTTCACGGCTATTTTATCGGATGTATTGGCTAAATCTTTATTTATCGTAGCCATTGACGGCAGCACCGTGAACAGCTGATCTACTGACACAATGTTCAATCCCTCGAGACGGACACGGTAGAGCTTCATCTCATGTAGCACCGCACCTGTACGGATATCCCCCACTGTCACACTCGGATCAGTAGCAGCCCCTGTGCTTGGCGTTCCTTTGATTACTGCATATTCTGTTGATTCGATTTCCGATGAGCTGTTTTTCCGGTATCTCCTCACAATAATGTCATTCCGATTCATTCCCTGTGATCCATTCGCTATCGTTACATCCGTGTAGTCATTTGCTGCAATCACGTCTCTGCGTCCCTGAATACTATACACAGCATCAAAAATGCGAATGCTATTGTTTGTCAGAACCTGAGCCTTTGCATTCTGTCCACCTTCCAGGACATAATCCGCTTCTCCGATGATTGCCTGATTTGCAAGCCCGCTCTGCTTTTCCGTGATATGCGGGCCTCCTGCATATCCATCCATAAGAGTTGTATTTACAAAATTCGCCATTTTACTCCTCTCCTTTCAACTTGTATTCCATTGTCACCCACCCATTTCCGTCCACTGTCAAATCCTTACGGATGACCGGAGCGGTCATGCTGATCCCTGTGATTCGTTCACGGCCTCCGACGATATCACCGAGTTCAAGATCTGTATCAATGACCGAAATTTTTAATTCTTTATAATCCATGATTTCAGCCAGTTTCTTCCTGCCTTCTTCTTCCAAATCTGCAAGACTATCAGCACTGGTGTTTTCATAATATTCTTCAATTAGATCCAGTCCTGTATAATAAGGCTCTTTCCTGATACTTCCATCCGGCCATGCATACAGATCTACTTGCTTTCGTGCCGTCAGTTCCCCGGTTCCGAGACAGATCAGATGGTTTGTCCCGTTCCGGTAATCCAAGATGTCAAGTTTTACGCTCCCATCTTCGTTCAGTTCGATGTTTTCTGAGTGGTCTGTGATGGGAACGCATCTAAGCAGGACATACCCTTTATCATTTGCTTCGCCCTGCTTGTACTGAATCGCAATCCTTGCCTGAACCGTATCCAATGCCTCCGTAAATGCATCCAGCAACATGGACTGCAGGGGAACCTGATAGTTATTGAAAGCGATCCCGCTGTCTTCCCCGGATACAGAAAAGAGTTCTGACAATCCTAACTTCTTTATATAAGAATCAAGAACTGCGTTTGCTTCTCCATTTAAATATACATAATCATTCTTTCCTGGGCTGATTGCTCTTTGATTCAGCAGCCCCCGCCATGTCGGTCCGGTAAGCTTTACGATATTGTCTGCCGTCACAGGATGCAGACTTCTGATAATTCCACCGTATTCTGTGTCCTGACAGAAAAAGCGGCAGTTCTTCCCATGAATTTTAGGATCGTATAGTGAATTTTGAATCTTGATTTCAAAATCATTTTCCGACCCTACTGTAATATTCACTCCACAATGATTTAGAAATCCCTGCTCCAATCCATTTGTATCCGTCACTGCAAAGTCCATCTTGGCGTCCCCCTTTCATTGAAAAGGATGATATCAAATCCAAATCCTCCGCTCCACGAGACAATACTCGTTCCCGGTGGTATCTTCTCCCAAATAGAACTCTCATTGTTCTTGCTGTTGAAAAGATTCTCCTCCGTTCCGTCATTCTTAACTTTCACAACTTTCCTGTCTTTTGCATAACGGGTACTTGAATCAATTACCGCATATTCCCCGTCATACAATGTTGTACGGAGTTCGTAGACGTGTCCGGCGATTCGGATCAGCGGATTAATACAGGGTCCGTAGATAATCATCTTGAATCCGCTGCCGGTATAATTGCTATTCCGAATTGACCGCAGATTCTGCACTTTGGAATATTCATAAGGAAAATCGTAAGGATATTCCAGCCAGTCCGAAGTTACAGTTGTTCCCTCGTCCTGCTTTTTAAATACAAAACTTTCTTCCGTGATCCAGTAGGGATAATCTGATTTTATGGAAATAGAGTTGCTGATGCTGTTCAGGTCATTTATCCATCGGTCTTTGCTCGTCCCAACAATCCAACACTTCATGTAGCTGTTGCCAACATACAGCCTGCCCGGAGTCGTGTTCAGTACATCTTTTTCTGCCACACTTTCAATGTCATCAATTGCTTTGGCAAACGCTGATCCAGTTGCCCTGATCTCTATCTCCAATTTCTTTTCTGTGATTTTTCTCTCCCATCCCTGTATATGGTCATCTTCCTCAATCGAATCATACGATCCATCAAACAGGTCGCCGCCGGTAACCATATACGGCCACCGGCAAAAGTCAATCTTCTCGGAGTTCTGCGCTCCGATATAATAAATGTCATACATAATCAATCAGATCCTTTATTAATCTTGCAAAAACACGCTCGTCGCATTTAAATCCAACCCCCGCATTAATCAGTGCATCAGCTGTTGCTCTGCCGAGCCTGTCATAATCAATCTCTGTTCCTTTTCCACCCTGAACCGTCACATTGACGCTTTCCCGGGTACTTCTGTCGAGTTTTCCAATCATTCCCTCAAGACCGCCAAAGGAACGAAGCAGATTCGCTTCTTCTTTCGTCAGCACCCATTCTCCTTCATCCAGATATGCCGGGAACATATCATTCGGAACGTAATCCATTCCGATCTTCAGGCGGGGAATGTTAGAAATGTGGAATCCCTTTCCTCCCACTGCCGGAACCCAGTCCGGGATCTTAATCTGATTCAGTCCATTGATAAAGCCATTGATCCCATCAATAATAAAATTCAGCGGTCGTTTGAATATATTCCCGAGTCCTGCTACAAGATTTTTGAAAATCTCAACCACGTTCTGCCATGCCGCACGCCAGTTTCCCGTAAATACATTTTTCACAAAATCAACAAGATTTCTCAGTATATTGGTTATATTTTTAATGACAGACGTTGCATCTGTCAGCATCCCGGCAAAACGGGTTGCAAAAATATTTCCCAACAACTGAACTGCAGGAATCAGCAACGAAGCGATCACGTTCACGATCGGAACGAGGGCTGTAACCAATGGGGTCAGTCCGTCTGATATCAGGCTGACGATCGGGGCTAACAGCTGGATGAATAGTTGCAATATAGGCTCCAACACTGATATTACTGCACTGAATATCGGCATTAACGCCCCTAAAAGCTCTGTGAGCGGAGGTAGCAATGCACTGATAATTTCCACCAGTGGCGGGAGCAGCATTCCCAGCAGTTCGGTCAGGATCGGCAGGATATCCCCCACGAGATCCGCAACCAGCGGAACCATTCCCGTAAAAGCATCTGCTAAGATCGGGAGGATTTCACTTGCCAACTCCATCAGTGGCTCGCCAATCTCGCCCAATGAATCCATTAGGGATGGAAGAACGTCCTCGATAGCCGGCATCATTGCCGATATCACATCCGACACAACCGATATCAATGGCGGCAGTGCCTCTTGCAAGAGTGG